TCAGAGAGTGGAGCAGTCAATTAAGTCAGAACCAAGCATTTAAGAACTTTGTTAAATACATCGAAGAAGCAGCGCCAAAAGTTGGTCAGTTGATTGGTAACTTGGCAAAAACATTCTCACTACTAGCGCAAGGGATGGCACCGTTAGCGATGTCAATCTTAAATGTTGCTAATGCATTCTTACAATGGTTTAATGCGCTAATGCAAACAAACCCAGGAGTAGCACAATTAATAGCTAAGATGATTACATTAGCTGGGGTGGCCTTAGCGGTCGTACCAGCGTTGACATTAATTCACTCATGGTTAAAACCAATTGAAGAAGGTGGACTTGGAGTAAAAGCAGCTTTAACAGCTGTATCTGAAGTGTTTGGCCGTGTTGGTGTATCGATGTTAGGAGTTGTCGCAACAATAGGTGTTGTTGTCGCAGCGTTCGTGCATTTATACAATACTAACCAGACAACACATGACTTAATGAACTCAATCTGGACTAATATTAAACAATTATTTGTTACGTTTGCACAGATAGCAATGCAAGCTATCAACATGGTTGTTTCTGTACTAGGATCTCTAGTAAGTGCAGCCGCGCCAGTAATAAACGTGGTGCTAAGCATCGTAAATGCATTTTTATCATGGCTTAACCAGACATTACAGAATAACCAATGGTTAAGAACTTTAATAGCAACAGTTCTAGCAGCTGCTGGAGCATTTAGACTTATCGTAACGGTTGTTACAACTGTTAAAGCAGCTATGACAGTATTGTCAGCCGCTGTAAATGGTAGTAAAGTGGCTTTAGCTGCATGGGGTGCTGTTAGTAGCGTGGTAAGTGCAGCTGGTACTGTTATTACTACTGTTTTGGCTGCTGTAAGGGTTGCATTCATGAGTTTACTGGGGCCTTGGGGAATTGTTGCAGCTGTAATAATTGGTGGACTAGTAACACTTTATAATAAATGTGAATGGTTTAGAAATGCTGTTGATGCTGTATTTAAGGCCATTGGTGATGTATTCAAGTGGATTGGTGACAAAATAGGAAAAGCCCTTGAATATGTTGGGCTTAAGTCGAAAGAGTCAAGCCAACAAGTAAGTGAAAGCATGGATCAAATGAAACAGAAAGCCCAGGAGAGTGGAGAAGGAACCGCAGCGGCTGCTGAAGGTGCTGCAAGTAGAATAGCACAGTCAAGCGCTAGTGCATCAGCTTCACTTGATGGAATGAGTTCATCATTTGCGAATTTAGATGCTAGTGCTATTGCACATTTTACAAGTATCTCTAATTCAATGATGTCACTAACTGGGATAGGTTCAATGGGAGCATTAACTAACATTACTGGAATGGTAATGAACTCTGATATGCAGTTTATGCAAATGTCAAACAGTGCGAACATGAATATGGCAGCAGTGAACACGGCTGCTACAACGAATACAGCGATGGCGGCTGAAAATGTAAATGCTAATTTAAGCGCTATGACACTTAATTCAAACGCCCAATTAGATGCACTTTCAGCGAATGCAAACGCCCAATTCACCGCTATTAACAGTGCAGCAAGCTTGCAAACTGGACTAATGCCTGGAGTGGTTGGCGCTAACATGTCACAAGTAGACATGGCAGCACAAACAAGCTTAAATAACGTAAGTATGACTAACCAAGCGACTTGGGAAAATGTTGCGAATACAGCAAATACAGCAACAGCAAACTTGGCCACTGGGGTTGTTTCAAATTTCCAGAATATGCAGTCACAAGTTCAAAGCGCTATGCAAGGTGTAACTAGTGCAGTAGAACAAGGTTGCAGCCAAGTTCAATCAACAACTAGTTCAACATTTAGTTCTGTTGCTAGTAACATTAGTTCTACTATGGCAAGCATCAGTTCGAACATTAGTTCAAGCTTTAGTACTATTTCAAGTACAGTGCAACAAGCAGCTTCACAAATGGAACAAACGTTGCAAAATGCATTTAACAGCATTAACAATGCAACATCAAATAGTATGAGTCAGTTGGAAAGTCGAATTAGACAAGCTCAATCAACAGTAGTTAGCACGGTTCAACAGATGGGAAGCCAAGCAGTAAATACATTACAGTCTTATTATGGCCAATTTGTTGCGGCTGGTGGCCATCTGATGGATGGTTTCATTGCTGGTATGCAGTCAAGGGCTGGAGCAGTAATGGCAACAGCTCAGTCAATCGCTAATGCGGCTGCTAGTGCTATTAGAAGTGCTTTAGCTATCCACTCACCATCTAGGGTTGTTGCTAAGATAACACGATGGGTGCCAATGGGAATGGTTGTTGGTATGAAAGATACAGCGAAAAAAGCTATTAATTATGCTGGTAAGTTGGCTACACAAGTGGCTGACAATATCAATTATGCTGTTTCACCAGCTAACTTGAACAGCGATATAAATAATATTGGTGTAACAAGAAACGATATTATTTCTGGTGAAGTTCGTACTGAATACGACTTTTCTAAACGTCCAATGCAGTTAAACCTTCAGTTAGGTAACAATGCATTTGGTAAGTTCGTAGATGATGTGAATAGCGTTAACAAGCAAAATATCCAGCTTGAAGAAGTATATTCTATTTAGAAAGGTAATTGAGAATATGTATAATTTTACAAAACCAGGAGGAGTAGTCACAACGACTACTCCTTTTAAAACTATATTTAATGGCCAAGCGCTAGAAGATGTTTTACCAGGGTTTATTACTCTATCAGTTAAGGGACGTGCATTAATTGGACGTGAAATAGAGTCTAACAAAACGCCTGGTGCTGATGGGAAGTATCTAACAGCAAACACATTAGAACCAAGGGAAATAGTAGTTAAATATCTATTAAAGAATACTAGTGCCAACTATAGGGAGAATTTTAATAAATTAAATTTATTATTACATAAAACAGAAGCTAAACAGCTTAAGTTTACAGATGAACCAGATTATTACTTTAATGCGTTTTTTGAAAGTGCTGATGATATAGATGAAATTGACAATAATGTTATTGCAACAATTACATTTACTTGCTTGGATCCTTACAAGTATAAGAACGTTGATAAAGATACTGGTACTAATAGGGTGACTATTACCAAGTTACCTAAAAACCCTAATGAATGTACACCAGTGTTAATTAAAATGGCAACAGCATCAACTGGTGATAAGGTGATAATCAAAAATGAAAACACTACTAAAAAGCTAGTAATTAACCACAAGTTTGCAATGGGTGATGTGTTAGAAATAGACTTAAACGCTGATTACATATTAAAGCTTAATTCTACTAATAAGAGCGATTTAATAGACTTTGTTGAAAGTGACTTTGATTTTACTGTTAAACAAGGTGATGTGATTACAAGCACAAATAGCAAGCTGTTAGAAGTGCATACGAAGGAGCGATTATACTAATGACAAAATTATTTTTATTTGATAACAATGAAAACTTAATAGGTGCAGTCGATCCTCTGGAAGGAAAAGAAACGAATGAATTAAATAAACTTCACACGTTAGAAGTCGTAGTAAATTATAATGATTTAGTCGATAAAGCTGTATTTATTGGCCACAAGGACTATAAACAAAAAGATGTATTCCACTTATATAAAATAGATAGAGTGGATAAAGAAAGTACAACACATGTAAAAATTACAGCAGTACATAAATTTTTTGATGATATGGAAAGCGATGGTTACATTAAAGATTACAGACCACAAAATAAGGAACTAGTTGGAGTCTTAACCACTTTATTAAATGGTTCAAGCTGGCAGTTAGGGACTGTTAACGTTCAACGTTTATATTCTGGTAATTTCTATTATTTATCAAGAAAAGAAGCGCTTAGTAAATTAGTGGAAGAAACACAGATTGAAATAGCGCCAAGGCTTGAATTTACTAAAGGTAAGATTACAGCTAGATACCTGGATGTATTTAAACGTATGGGGCGCGATAATGGTAAAGTATTCATCCATGGTAAAGACTTATTAACAGTTAAAGAGAAAAACTCAAAAGGTGCTATATACACAGCTGTAATTGGTCGTGGTAAGGGTGAAGAAATAAGGGATGAAGATGGGCAGGCCACTGGCGGTTATGGTCGAAGAATAACTTATAAAGATGTTGTATGGGAA